GGGTAACCAAAAATCGCCCGCGGGGGCCGCCCCCCGCCTACGGGCAAAAAAGCTGTGGCGGTTTTGGGGGTGGGTATGGGGGTTTTGCGTGTTTTCGTCAATTTATGTCTGGGCTGTTATCAACCCCTTGTTTTTTTGGTTTCAATTTCCGGTCTTAGCTACCGGAATAAATATTTTATTGAGGAGTAATTATGTTTGATGCAACTGTTAACGAAAGTCATGTATATTATGACAAGCGCCCTATTTATGGCAGTGGTCAGGTAGTAGAAAAAACCAAACCAGAAAAAAGAAAAAAAATGTATAGCCCCAGTTTTTCAGAGCTTGCCTGTACATCAGTCCGCCGTTTTGCCTGGGCTATAGGTGCCAACATGGGGCAAGCGGTAGATGTAATGGTTAAATCATTACCCGCCATTATAAATCCGGAAATAGTATGTTCCTCTTGCAGGGATATTACAAAATGCAGGAATTGCATTTTCAAAGCCGAAGCAATACAGCAGAAAAAAATGCTGGAATTGCTCAAGTAATTACACCAGCCCCAGCCTTACGCTGGGGTAAACAATGAAAAGGAGGACCAGCCATGATGCTATCAGTCTTCAGCGGGTTACAATACAGTTATTCCTACGAAATCGAAACAGGTCATTACTTGTTACATGACAATGATTATAATTCTCATATCTATCTGCAGGGTGATGATGCCCGGATTTTTCGTGAGCAGATAGAATTGATAGACAGCCTAAAAGACCCCGAAAGTAAAACAGGGCTGCTCATGGAAAACACTATCAGCATATATTTGTAAATAAAAAAGCCGTCCGGAATGATCATCAACAGGGACTAATAGTCAATGATTCCCCTTTTGACAATTCCGGACGGCAAAACCTTGCTCTTTTGTTAAGGTGATGATGCTTTTGTTTTTAAAATGACCATATGATTTTTTGGAATAACGAGACTAAAAGCATCCCGCTTGCGGAACCGCAGCGCTTTTGTCCCGAATTTCAGGCTTTCGGTAGTACCATCAAACCTTTTAAGTTCTATTCCCTTGCGGTTCCGATGGTTTATCCGTTGCGGATCAACAAACACAGCCAGTGGAGTATTAGCCCCGATTTCGCTTAATTGCGGCATAACATGACACTCATGATATGGATACAAGTCAATGACACCCGGCATTTTTTCCATAGGACGACGGACAATCGGATTACCGTTTGCATCCTTCAAATTCATCACATGATTGACAACCGTTTCATGGAGGAACCAGCAGCAGTTTTTCCGTTCTTCTGCAGGGACTTTAAGGACAGCAACATTAAAATCTTCCCAAGTCAAATCGTTTACGGAATTTCCCTTTATAGTGTGATTAATCGCCCTGTTTGTTCTTAATGCACCGGTAAACGGAGCATTATTCGAAACAAGGCACTGTTTGTCAAATTCACGTGCATAAGAACTAACGAATTTTTTTACAAACAGTTTTCCCAAGTCGATGAAACTGTCCTCCTCAAACTCGTCATAGAAGCGGACATATCCGGCACAGGTAAGAGCTTTCAATTCCACCTTTTCAATTTTGGGCTGTTCCACTTCGGGGATTTCTTCGCCGTAAGGTGTAAGCCATTCAAGGTTTACATCCGTCTCTTCCTCAACCGGAACAATAACCGAGGCGGCAGACATCGGAACGCTATCAACCAGCGGCATCATAACGCTTTTCTTCTCCGCGATAGATACCAGTTCGTTTTCATACGAGGGATGAATAAGGAATTGGTCAGAGGTAGACATATCACCCATCGGATCGCCCAGGGCTGCCCTTTGAGTCATCCAACCTTTACCCATAACCCAATTAACATCTCGTGGGTTAGTCCAGTTATCCGTACCTAAATTCGGCGTATAGCCCAACTCTGCCAGTATGGAATTATTGCCACGAGACAAAGCGGCAATACCCCGACCCAGCTTATAAAACAGTTCCTTTTGAGTTAATTCTTTGGGGTTAGCCGCCTGTGCCTTCAGTTCTTCCCGTAAACTTTTGATAGTTGCTTCCATTGATTCAATCTGTGTAGTTTGGTTAGAAGTAACCGTCTCAAGCGTTTTTGCAATTTCCTCCAGGATAAGTTCTTTTTCTTGGAAATACGCTGTCGCTTTTGTCGAATCAGTAAATCCAGTACTTTCAATTTTTGACATGTCGCTGATTTTCTTTTTAATCGCCATCAATTGATCATTCATACGCTACTCCTTAAAATTATTGATGATGCGCTTCGCCGTATGGCGAAGCGTTAATCATTTCCTCTCATCACACGCTCCACCGGAGCGTATTAAACAATCCCAAAAATGGATTGCATTAGTCCCTTCTTTACTCATTGTTACCTGTTCATTGCTCATTGCTTTAGATAAAGCAAACGGATTAGCCGGAACATTACATACTGAGAATTCCACAAGTTCTTGTTTGCGAAAAATGAGTGTGGTCCCATCCTTGCTATCATTATGTGATGGAATTTCTATCTCAATTACTCTGAACCCAACAGAACCAGCACGAATAACGCCAGCCTTTACCCGCTGCCCGATACCCCAACCAAATGGGTCGTACTCCTTGCCATTAAAAATTAGAACACCATGCAAACCGTTTTCGTCAGCATAAATTTGTTCTGCCTTGCCAATTGCGGGAATATCGTACCGATGCGCCCACTCAACGACCGGATTTTCCATGTACTGCTTAATATCCCATCCCAGTGGATCTATTCTTTCCCCATAGCGGTCTAAGTCATAAGTCGAAAGCGTCCATGCTATTCCTTCTTGGCTTTGCTCTTTGCTCTCTGCTCTTTGTTCCTTGAATAGAAACGGAACGGACGCAATAAGTTCCACGTCTCCCGAAACTTTTTGTACCCCTGCCGCTTCTTTCTTCACATCCAGAAAGTCAAACAGCACATTTGAATTTGCCGTTTGATACGCACCGCTTTTTGTCCTGATTATCATTGCTTCCTCCAGTTTGTTTATTCTTTATTGGTAATGGGTTAACTGCAAAATTATTAGGGTAAAAATAGATTTCATTTTCTTTTACAATTTCAAGCGCTAAAGCTGCCCTGATCAGTTCGTTAGAATTCCGGACATTCAAGGCGGTAAATATATCTGTTTTGTGGGTATCAAGCGTTCGTCTTGATATATGCAGCGTATCTGTTATTTCTAGTTCTTTATATCCAGTACAAATAAGCCGTATTACTTCTTTTTGCCTTTCGGTTAGCATTACAGCAGGATCAGGGTAATCCTTCCGTATTTCAATGCGTTCCTGTACTGATTGGGAAATAAATTCTTTACCATCTCTAATGCTATATAAACCTCGATAAAATTGATCTACACCATCATAAAATGAAATGAACGATTTAACGCCATTAACAATGAAACACATTGCCAAATCAGCAGGGTAAGGGGCAATGGATACTACCGCTATATTAAGGTCAGGGCAGTGCTTCAGTAAAATGCCCATCATGTATGGGGTAGAGCATTGATAAAAAGCTGCATCAATTAAAACAAGCTGTGGTTTCAATTCTTTAATAACCATGTTCAAGCCGTCTTTTTCAGCTTCCGTTGCCGAGACATTGCGGAAGCCCATACCTTCCAGTAATTTTGTGAAAAAAGGGAATAAGTTGATCGCTCTGCTGACAATGAGCGTTCCTCCAGCCACTATTCCGCCCCACTCCCTTTATCTTCACCGTTATATGTTTGTAAATTTATGGGTTTATGCCAAACATCACCCCAGGGCTTAAGCTCTTTACCACGTTCTTTCAGTACGTCGTTGATTGTCTTTAACCCAGCGTTAATTTCAGCAATATCACGTTTGCTTTGTGAATCTTCTGATTCCATAAGTTCAGGAATATCCCACAGGTCAAATTCACCACGTTCTTTAAGCCCGAGACGAATATAAAATTGAGTTTCAAGAATCTGTTCAAACTGTTTTAAAAGCGGTATGAGCGTATATTTCCAGAAAGCTGCATGCTGCTCCGCTGTATCCTTGCCGGATAATGCAGTTGATTTATCACTGATGTTCGCAACTCTTGGGGGTATGCCGTACTTGGCTAGAATCGTATAGAGGTTCCAGCGTTTCAGTTCAAATAGCTTGACGACTTCCGGCGTAAATGAAAGCGGCTCAAAGTTAGTACCTTTGCCGAGTACGGCAATCTTCCGGCTTCCTTTAGTTTGCCCGTATTTACTTTCCCATCTCCGTTCAAGCTGCTCCGCTTCCTCCGGTCGTAATGATTGTTCTGTTTTTAATATGCCCTGCGGTATTGCATTGTTTTTGAGTAACGTTGAATTAGCTTTATTAGCGTAATAATCCTGTTCAAGCTCCAAAGCAAGTGAAACAAGCGGATTAACCCCACGTAACGGGTTCCAGGGGTTCCACTCCTTGAAGTGTACGATTTCATCAGACAAGATAGGGATTAATTCGGCACCGGTATGGTAAAACCAGCGACGGGGAATATTCCTGATACCAAAATCTATACCTCCTCGTAGTTCCCCCTCATGTTGCATCTTTCGTGGGTCTAAGATAAAAATTTCTTTCGGCAAGCCAAATGAATAGTCCGGACCAAACCACCAAAACGCCTCACCCTCAAGCAGCCACCAGGCTGTTGTTTCTTTCCACAAATCGTAACGGCTTAACATTGCGTTAGGTCTATGGAATAAATCAAAAATAGGACCGGATAGAACATCTTCACCGTTGTTTTTGATCGTATAATCAGCTCTAGCGATATTACGAATTAAAATGTTAATTGCGATATTTACCCAACTGTTCAAAAGATATGATGAATTTGATATCGGTAGAGAATGGTAATTACAGCTAAAATCATCATCATAATTTGAATTTATATTACAATTGTCATATCCTTTTTCAGATGTTTTTCTATCGAAAGTGTTTTGTTTATGTTTGAATGATAACTTTTGAAAGATACTCATGCCAGTATTACTCCTTGCTGAACGCTGGAAAAAATCGCATAACGCAAGGCATCCAAATAATGGTCGTTAACTTTAACAATCTGACCGGCTTCGTCTCGGCAGTAATCCCAGATTTCGGAAAGCACACCGGTACATTTTTCGCACACATAAAATTGTCCACGCTCGATTTTTGCATTGATGAAGTCAATACCACTTTCAACGCTATTGTTAGCTTTAGTACCACCAGTGATTTCTTGGATACGTTCCCCACCAGCCGGATCGCAATAGACAGGAAAACAACTCCCTTCAAACCAGTTTCGGGCTTCAAGTTCATCGTTAAAACTTCTCGTTGTCATATTAAATGCGCCGAAATTATCAAGAACATAAACTGTTTCATTCTTCCAGCCTATTTTTACATTGGTAATATTTAATCCAAAGTCTTGTCCGGCTGCAAAACGGTCAATGTCAGCAGGGATTTCGCTTAACGGTATAATCATTGTTTCTTCAAACTTGTCATAAATAAGCCCGTTTCTTTTTATCCATTCACCACGCTTAAACCGTGCTTTTTGCTTTTCGGGCAGGGTATCTAAAATTTCAGTGATATAATCTTCCGGAAGGTTTTCTTGATTGTCTTCAGGATTCATGAGCAAGGCTGTGTATAGTTCAGGTTTTTGAAGTTTTTCTGAAGTTAGGAATTCTATTTTAAGAAAAAATATTTTATAGGCCCAGTGGAGCGGTGATCCTGGATTGCAATCGTATAGAAAAAGATTTTTGCAACCTGGTATACGCAAGGCAAGACGGCTATAGGCAGTAGTAACAGAAATATAACTTAATTCAGAAATTTCATTAAAATATATGGTATTATATTCGTGCCCTAAAACTCTGTCTGCTTGCTCCTTATCGCCCAAGCCGCCTATCCAGATTTCAGAACCGTTAGATATTTTAATCATACTCTCATGTTTCAAATAACGATAAGCATTACTCCCAATTGTTCTATCAAGCCACGGCAGTAATGTTTCGTTAAGCACAGAAGAACGGGCATCCTTAGCCCTCAAGCGGCAAATTAGATGGCGGCTTCCTGGGTAGGAAATGCAACGAAAAATGATCACCATTATCAGAATGACCGTTTTCCCGGAACGGCTGCCGCCAAACAGCAAAATATGCTTAACTCCGCTTTTTATTAACTCAAGGGCTTTTTTTTGTATTCTTGTAGGCTTAAAAATTACCGTCGTTCCCATTTTTCCTCTTTCCTTTTTGTTCTAAAGTCCTTCAAATTCAGCGGTAAAGGTTAATTCCCCTTGCTTCGATTCAATTTTTTCGTCGGAGGTAACCAGACCTGCTGCTTCATGTTCCGCTTTAATTGCCACCTCTACCCATTCAGTAAGATTGCCTTGTGTCAGTTCTTCGGGGTTCATTAGTTCAAGTTTTTTGTTTACCACATCAAGCATTTTTCCCGTTACCTTGCGGTGCATTTCCCCCTGGGCTTCAATGGTTTTGCGGTATTCCGCTTGTTTCAGCTTCTCCACATATTTATCAAATTCCGCTGCACGTTCACGCCAACGATATTGGGTAGACCAATTCCGCCATACCCGGTAACGCTTAGCCCAAACAGCCACATCTTTTTCTACGCCCTCTATTGCCTTGCGGATATTCCGTGTTGGTCCAAAATCCCTAAAAACACAAAACGCCGCAAACGCACCTCCGGATTCGTTTGGTAGACGCTCCCAGCTTTCAAACGGAAGTATTTCCGCCTTTGCTTCTTGGATAACTTTGTCGATGTCGGTCATTCGTTTTCCTCTGGTTCTTCTGCCTGTTCCATTTCCGACAATTCATCAAGTGATAAGGAGTCTTTGAATAAATCGTTCTCGATGTCCTCACCTCCATGTTCCTGGAGAAAGGTGAAGCATCCTTCGTCTATCCATTTTTCAATTTCTGATACTCGAAAACGGATTACTTTCTTGATTTTGACGAATGGTACTTCACGGTTCAAAACCCACCGCCTGATTGTCTGTTGAGCTAGTTTCAAATGGTCCGCTAGTTCCTCGATAGTCAAATACATTTCCACGCCTGCCCCCGATTACCCTGGTTTCAAAACAGCCTTCCCAGCCGCTCCATGCGTAAAAATAAAGCCTTCCGGTTCAGTTTTATATACGAGTTTTGTGCAAATTTTAGGTTTTGATAAAAAAATATGCTTTGGGGCCAAAAAAAGCCCCTGCTTTCCTTGCAGGGGCAAAGTTCATTCGGTAATAACGTTACGATGCTTTTTCTTGTGTTCCTGTTTCTGTAAGTCTCACAATCGAAAGGGTCGGTTTTTCCTCCTGCCTTTCTGTAGTTCCATTGAGCAATTCAGCCTGTATCTTCGGCACGTCCCCAAACTCCATTGGGTCAAAGTGGGTATACAGTTCCGTCATTCGGGTGCTCTTATGGTTGGTTACTGATTGTACCTGCTTGACAGATAACCCTCCCTTTTGCAGCTCCGTATTGGCAAAATGCCGCCAGGCATGTAAGTTCAACCCTCGCTTTTTTATGTCGTTTTCAGTAAAGCCGATTCTTTTAAGCGCTGCCATATACCCGTCATACATATCTCGCCTTTTAATCGGTGTTTCACCGCCGTTTTCAGAAAACAGAAAACCTTGTCCGTTAACGGCTTTCAGTTCTTCCAGCTCCGCAATTATATCTGCTAAAAGCGGTATATTGTGTGTGTCTTTTGTTTTTGTGGGCCGGTACCCGTACTTATCAAATTGGGCGCACACATAAATATGGTCGGTATAGACATATTCCCCTTTAAGCCCTAGCACTTCGCTGGTCCGCATTCCTGTCAGCGCTGCCAGTTTGTTGGCTGTGCATACTATCCGGTCATTGTCCCAGACCTGCCGCCAATTCTTCCCGAAAAGGGCCCGTAATTCTTCTGGAGTAATGATTTTGAGGTCTTTCCGGTCGTCTGACAGTTTTTGGATATCAAGTGTTGGGTCGGCTAATAGTACCCGTTTCTTTACCGCCCACCGTAACATCGTTTTAAACGGCTTATAGTACCCGTTTATTGTGGTATGCTTGAGTTTCTCTTTTGTTATCAAATGGTCAAACCATGCTTCGATTGTTTCACTTGTAATGGTATCCAATGGCATCTTACCGAAATATTTCTCAAGATGGTTGTCGTACACCATTTTGGCTTTATCGACATAAGCCCTGGTCAACTCCGCCCGTTTTCTTCGGTCTTTCAAGTAGGGGCTGTTCTCCCAATCCCAAAAGCCCTGTGAAAACTCCGAAAACGTCGGCATCCCTTTCACGTTTTGTAAGAGCTTCCCTTTCCTGTTAAGGAGGTTGCAGTAATTCCTTGCTGCCGTTTTGTTCACTTGTCCTGTAGTCCACGGGCCTAATCTCTGCCCTTCGCCATTATAGGCATAGTAATACACCACCGTTTTCCCTGACGGCACCTTCCTGCTGACTAACGTAAAGTCATTGTGCATAGCATAACTCCTGCTTTTTTGGAAAATTGACAACATAGCTGAATACACCAATTTTCCAGATACTTAAACCTACCGAATTAGCAACGCTAATTCTTTATAGGACAAGTATTTATCGCAGGACTGCAAAACTATCTATACGAGTTTTGTGCAATTTCGCAAACCCCGGAAGAGCCTACCTTGCAGCCTCCCCGCACCATTTT